ATATTACTATAGGCGGAAATTATAATTATAAAGAGTGACCTATGGTTCATAAAAATTGGATGCGAGATAAGATTGTCCAATCCAATTATTTCCAAGATATAGCATTTGACGAAATTAATCATTTGCTATTTATAGAGAGAAAGGGGAAAAAAGTTAAATTAACCTGTGGAACCCCTCTTATTGAGTTTGTATCTTGTTCTTATTTGGGCTTAGATCAAGATAAAAGGCTTATTAAGCACAGTAATGATAATTTAGATGAATTAGGTATTGCCTTTTCTTGTGCGCGTACTCGCATGCAGCCTGCTATTTGTTCTGAGCTTGAATCGCTTTTAAAAAAAATTTACTGTGATGCTTCCCCAGTTGTGTTTCCTACCATTCATATGGCGCATTTAGGACTTTTTCCTGTTTTGGGATCAGGTCAAATGCCAAGCTTTCCTATGATGGGGAAAGGCTTTGTTTTTTTAATTGACAAAACTGCTCATTCTTCTATCCAAATTAATCGAGGCTTGCTAGAACAGTTTGGTGAGGTCATCATAGTTGATTGTAAAGATCAGCAACGTTTAGAAGATACGTGTAAAAAAATTCAACAAGACGCTTATACGGCCGTTATTATTGCTGATGGTATCGGTTCTATGGGTGGGATAGTACCTATTAGGTTTCTACTCGAGTTAGCAGAACGATATAAGGGATATGTTTATCTCGATGATGCACACGGCAGTTCTATTCATGGTAATCACGGGGCTGGATATGCACTAAAATGTTTAGATTATCAGCTTCATCCGCGCTTGATCCTTGTTAATTCATTAGCAAAAGGTTTCGGCGTATTGGGCGGTGTATTATTATTTAAAAACAAAGAAGATGCTGATTTTATAAAGCGTTTTGCGCCTACTTATGCTTTTTCTGGCCCTTTATCCCTTTCGGTGGTTAATGCGGCGGTTGCTTCAGCAAAAATTCATTTATCGGAAGAAATACATCGTTTGCAGGATGATCTGTGGGACAATGTGAGTTATTTCGATTCGTTACTCGACAAAAACTGTGTTAATACGAATATATTGGCTCCTTTTCGCGGCGTTTTGGTGGGTGATGAGTTAAAAGCCATTGAATGTACAAAAAAGCTTAAACAAAGAGGATTTGCCGTTACGGCTGCAATGTATCCTACAGTAGCTAAGGGTCAAAGTTTATTAAGGGTAGCGCTTTCCGCTACTCATAATAAACAGGATATTTTTTCACTATGCCAAGCTATAAAGGATATTTTTTAGTAGTATAATTTTAATACTTCATAACATAATTAGCGGAAAAGTTTGGTGGGCGTGATTCAATGCCGCCCCTATCACCAGTAGAGGGAGAAAATCTAATAGAATATTCTCCTCCTGCATAACCGCCTGGCTTCTCAGAAAACGCGTATGAACCGTTCAGTGGGGAAGGATGGCTATGGATTAAGATTTCATCAAACTGGAATGAGCCGATACCATTCCCAATCAAACCTTGGCCATAATCAAAATAACGGTCATCCACTTTCACATTACCATCTTGATTCCAACCGCGAATAAACGCGTCTCGTAAATCGGGTACAGCAAAACAAAATTGATTAATAGCTATTTTAATTTTTTGAGCCACTTCCTGGATCGTATCCGTTTCTATGAAATCAACAGGAATATTAGTACCGGAGATAGAAGGTGGCTCACCCTGACCATTTATTTTAGCAAAGACATTAAAGTTTTCAGCACTTGTTGAAAAAATCCAGTAATCGCCAGGTTTAATCTTACTTGCGTCTGTGCACGTAATACGTGTTAATTGATGTCCGCCTAGAAATTCAGCGAGATAAATAGCCACCTCTCTAACAGTTTGTGTTGATAAAAGAGGTAGTAAAATGGCGGTCAAGTTGGACGGTACCGGATTGGAGCCTTTCCCATCGACCGTAAAGTATAAGCCAAAGGTTTTGCTCGTATTTGAAAATTGAAGCCACTTACCCGCTAAACTCTTAGCATCCGTGCATTCGATATAAAAAAGCTGTTTTACTAATGCATGGTTCCGTAGGGGAACTATATTAAATCCGCTGGTTTTAGGATTGGGAGCTGTCACACCAGCCGCTGTTTTCCCCTGTACATAAATGCGATTAGGATAATTAGAACTGAGGAAGGCATTGACCTCATAATCATTGCCTTTAAATACTTCTTCTACGGTAAATCCCGATGTTTCTGCTGAGCTTGTTCTTGCTGCACCGGCTCGATTGGTGGTTAAAACTAATTGGTTGTTGGTATTAAGGTTGGCACTAACGAAGCTAGTACCTGTGCCAAAGCGGTAATAACCGGCTTTATCATTCCAAAGCTTTTTGGCAACACGTGCATAAGGGATATCCTCTTGCGAATAATCTGTACGTAAATAACGTGTGCCAATACAGAGTAGCTCACCAAAACTAGGTTCAGGATAAATGGCTGGATATATCTTTCCAACGTCGCCGTCATAATATATCAATCCTTTTTTAGTATTAACGATAGGTAAATAATCATCGGAACCATCAGCTCTGGGAACAGGCAAGCTGCCTGCCAGGCTTTGACTAATAACGTGTGTATCGGTTATTTGCGGGTAGTCTTCAATCACGAAATTGCCTGATGTTAAGATAAAATCGGTTAACGACACATCAAAGACACTGTTTGTAGGAAATCGTAAAGCAATAGCCACCGTGTCGTCATCATTAAGTCCCAATGTTTTAGTTTGATTTTCACCAAAAATGAAAGGAACGTTAATAAGCGAATAAGAACCCGTTATTGTCACGGTATCAATAATTTTTTCTTCCGGTGGGCTGCCCCCTTCACCAAAATTTTTGATGAGTAATACGGTTATATTTAACGCATTCCCTGTATTCGTTTGTGCGGTAAAAGCAAAGGTATAATACTGATCGGTAGACGCAAAGCGATTCACATTTCTAAAGTTAATACGCAGGTCTTTGATTAAATCACCTGGGCTCGGCAATTGATTGCCAATCCGAATGGCATAACGCGGATAACCCGTGGGATTATTGATAGCCGATCCAAAGCGTTCAAAAAGGACTAAATCTTTAGCGGTAGATTGTTTAGGTCGATTAAATGTCCATCCACCTGGCGATAATACGGTAACAGCCTCTGTTATTTCTCCTATGACCTTATTTTCTTTAGCAGGAATATTGTTGTGTATTAAAAATTGGCCATTGGGAATAAAATTAGTGATATTATTCCCCTCTTTGTTGCTATCTAGGCTCGTATTAGGCCATCCTTCGCGAGTAAACTGTAAAATACCGTCACGACTATAAACGGTGACATAGTAAAGTTCTAAATTACCTTGTTCATCATAAGGGAAATAAAACGGTAATACGTTATTTCCATTGTCATCTTGTATAGTTCCAACGGCACTTAAGGTTAAGGGATTCGGTAATTCCACATAACTATAATTGGGTGGTGAGCCACTTAACGTATAAATCGATTTTAAACCAGAGAGCGTGCGTTGATTATCTTTATAAAAGGTAATTTTCCCATTAGCTAACGGTAAGCCCGTTTTTTTATTAACATAAAACTGTTCTAAAGCCGGTGAGATAATATAGCGCGGGTCTAAATTCATTGATTATTTTCCTGCGGTAATACGTTACTAACTGCGGTGGTTGCTAATGCGCGATAAGGTACATGCAGCCGATCAAGTTTGGCTTCGGGATTTTCAACCACACGCAGTAGGCGAGGCAACCCATAATGGCCAAAGAATCCACCGCCGGCTAAACCTAACGCGGCTGGCCATAAACCAGGATGAACCGCCATACCAATCGCTGCACCTGTGCCACCTGTGACGATGTCCTTTAACAATTTTCCTTTATTGATACGTTGATTGAGATCGTTTTGTGCTGCCTTTAAGAAATGTTCGCTAGGAACATCCTTTTTTTCAGATTGTGTTAATTGCGTTAATGCACTGAGTAACGCAGAGGGTTTACTATTTTTCGTCTCGCCTTCGCTGATATTTCTAATCAGTTTGTTTTGTTCAAAGGGAACGACATTTTTTCGGTGAAATTCAGCCGCCGCCTGGTATTCATTCGCTACATCAGGGTGAATACGTTGCAAAGCCGAATTTAAATCAGATAGCAGTGAGCCGTGGACATAGTTGAGGTCTTTAATGGCATTAATTGTGGCGGGGTCTTTGTTAGGGTTAGATTGTAACTCTCTGATCTTATGACCAATCTGGCTTTGCAAGAAATGTGCTTTTTCTATGGTCGGTTTTGTTATGTAGTCTTGATGTAATAAGTTTTCCCCACCGCTATAAGCGCGCATAAAACGTTTGTCCAGCTCAGGATAAAGTAGATTGGGATGATTTATCGGATGAGTGCCTACTTTATTCATGATGTTGTTATAATTTTCTTCGGATTGTCCACGGCTTTTGTTATACGATTGACGAATAGCGTCCGCTAGATTAGAGGCGTATTGTTTCGGGTTTATTTTTTCCGGTATCTTTAGCAAAGCTTGACCTAGTGCTGGGATGCTTTCCGCAGCACCTCCTAATAAAGCACCTTTTAATGCACCGCTGGCTCTATTATCCGAATTTTCTAAAGCACCACCGACGGATGTTCCAATGATTCTTCTGGCTATGCCTGGAATACCTTCACCGCTTAATGCTTTGGCTAAGTGACCTAGCATCGGTAAACCTTCAGCGCCTAAACGCGCCATTTCTAATGCTTCACCACCCGCTATAAATTGTCCAATATTGCCGATAACGTTGCCAGCTTCACCCGCCGCGCCTTGTGGCGGAGGCGCTTTAGTAAAAGGACTTCCAGGCAAAGCTGCTAAGCCATCTTGAATGGCACCACCAGCGCCATTAGCAAAATTAAGAAGATTGTTAAGAGCATTAAAGAGTGGCTTATGTTGTTCAGTGCTTTGATTTAATGATGCAGATAAAGCGGGATTATTAACAGCGCTGTTTTTATGATCGGCTGTCTCATCAAGCTGTGCTAAGAGTGCGGGATCAGTAATGCGTTTCATGCCTCAAACCATTCTCCCTGGATTTTATGATAGGTTTTACCATTAACCGTTTTAGTGGCTTCTGCAATCGGATTAAAATCGCTAACACGGTTCATAGGCGTGAGAGGCGAAGCCGATGTTTGTACAGAACGTGCGACTAAATTTAAGGTTTTTCCAAATTCATTGAGTTGAGTAATGAATTGTTGTGGATTAGAAGTCAGAGCATTCGCCGTTTTTCCCAGCATATCTTCGAGTAATTTACGTTGTGCATTACTGGCACCCATTTGGTCTAACGTTTTAATTCGGCTTTCAAGCAAGGGTAATGTTTGATGTTGAAAGGCTAAAGAGTCTTCATAGGCTTTTGGATTAGTTTGCGATAAGGCGACTAAGGCCGCTTTACCTTTGCCGGCTGCACCTGCATATAAAGCGGCATTTTGTGCTTGCGATTGGAAATGCGGATCATTAAAAATACCTTCAATCTGCAAAGCACCTTCATATTGACGGCGTGTTGCTGCCGTTGTTACAGCATTGTTGGCTGAGATTTGATTGGCTAATTGGGTTTGTTTGGTTGCTTCGGGTGTTTGTGGTGAAAACAAAGGTTTTTTTACAGCAATATTCTCAGGCGTATTCGCATTGACACCTAATTGCGGAAAATACGTTTGTAATATCTCCGGTGTTATCAAATTATTGTTGCTTCGATTATCTAAGTCGAGCAACATTTGATTATATTCATCTTGATGCTGCGAGATCCAAAGCTGCCTTGCCGCTGGCGACATAGCTTGCAATCCTCTTGATAATTGATAAGCGCCACCAAAACGTGATCCTTGTTGCGTTGACTGTTGCGCTTTCATTAACGTTTCCAAGGGCATAAATTGTGCTTCTTGGTTTAATTTTTCCGTATTAGCTTGTAAGTAGGGTACTTGTGCTTGCTTATAAGCTAAATCGGCTTGTAGGGTTTGTGGTGCAACGTTTAACTTTAATTTTTCTAAAGCATTGGCTAAAGCCTGTCCTTGTAATGCTTGTCCGGTAGATAATCCCATACCAAAAGGATTGGCTTGTTGCGCGGATAAAATCGGAAATTGTTGAACGGGTATAGCCATAATATTTCCTATAAAAATGCCAAGCTTGCTAACATGCCGAGTAATTGTTGATTCATTTGATTTTGATTCGTTGCATTGGAATAGGCCAAATTACCTTGTGACATTAACGCACTGGCTAAACCTTCTCCTAAATTAGTAGATATCCCTGCACCGCTATCGTAAATGTGTTGATCGCCTGCTAAACCTTGTCCATATAATCCCATCGCATGTGCTAAATACTGGTTAAAATCTTGATTGGCTAATTGTCCGGCGGTTTGTTGTGCTTGTTGTTGCTGCATCGGACTACCTAACATACCTTTAGAGGCTGAGGCGCGATTACCTGCATCCAACGATTGGTTTAATTGAAATTGATAGCCTGGCGATTGTTGGTATCCTTGACCCAGTTTATTTAATACGCCGGTAGGATCATGTAATAATTGATCATATTGTCCCTGTAATTGCGGATAAACCGCATTACCGCGATCGGCATAAGGGCCTAAATACTGTTTTAAAATATCGGGTATTTGATTGTAATATTGGCTAGCTGCATCACCTGGATTATTACCGCCAAATAGATTGTCTGTAAAATCACCAATACCGCTAAAAAAATTCATCAATGAGTTCCCTGGTCAGATAGTTTTTTTTGCAATACAGTAATTAATTCTTGAAGCCACAAACTCCACGAGGCCGTCCATTGGCCATTACTATCAATGGGTTTTTCATGCGGTAAGTTAGGAATATTCATGGTGTAATACTCAGTAGACCATTACCTACGACAATGCGATCGAAGCTCCAAAAACGTAACTGTAAAGTTAAATCATTGGCGCGTCCTAACTGCCACCAATCAAGGAGGTTTTGTCGATGGGCAACAGGATTTAATGTTTTAGAGAGATTGGAGCTAAAACTTTCAGCGCCATCTTTAGATAAGGATAAGTCAATACGCTGTTCTAATGGGCTGTGGCCTTGTTCGATAAGCAAACTAAATTTTTGTGCGATAAAAAATTTGTTATCCGGTGAACGAACAGGGGGCGTTACTCGGATACGGGGTATTTCTTTTTCATCTGCTTGTGTATAACGAGAATTTAACTCATAAATATGGCCATCAATAAAACTAATAAAATAATAGCTGTTATTATAAAATACCGCTTTTTTAGCGATATGTGCCCCCATGTCCTGATTAGTTAAGGTGAAAAATAGTTTTGTTGTAAAATCATAGGCGTAAGTGAGTTGATCATCAGGAAAGGTTATGACATACAGTAAATGGCCATCCTGTTTAAATAAAAAACCATACGCCTGATTTGGGTTTTTTAATTGCGAAAATTTAAAATTAATTCCTTCCGTAGAAATTTGCTGTACCGAGCCGCCATCACTGAGTAAAATAACAGGCCCTGAGTGTTCATTCGCGCCTAGCCAAACAATGAATTGATCACTGCGCGCGATCGTCGCTGGATTTAAACAGCCATAATCAATGTTAAAGCTAGAGGCACGCTGATAAGGGAAGGTATTTAAACCAATATCTGACCAGCATTCCGTTACGATAGATCCCATCACAAAAATTGTATTACCGCGTCCAGGGAGCGGAATAACGGCTAAGGGATTATCGGCTTTGGTTTGAAATTCTCCCACATGCGAGGCATCGGCTGGCCAATGCAAACTATTTTCTTCATCACATAAGCGCCATTCAGCATGTTCGCTATCAGCAGAAAGAAAACGACCATTATGATAACTAATGTAGCTCGGAACAAAATCCAATTGTGCTTTTTTAAATGTCGATTCACGATAATTGAATATAAAGATATCTTTATGATCGCAAATCGAAATTTCTTCTTTTTCATTTTCGGCAATTTGTACATCACCTTCAAAGCTCTCTAAACTACCAATACGTTGTGCATGTAAGGTAGAGCCAATGATATAAACACCATTATCAATTACGGTAATTAAATTACCAAAACGAGCGCTATTAAATAATCCACGTCCCTGTCCTTGATCATTAATGGTAATTACTCTTTTATAACCTGCAAAAGGAACTAGAAAATTATCACTGACAATCATATTAAAGGTTTGTTCGCGTGATATTTTGGGATAACGACCAAACCCATTACCACCCACCACGGCAACTGGAAGTTGTGTCATATCAAGGCGTCTCCGCATTGAAATACGAGATCTTCTCTACAGAAAGGTCTAACGGTGAATAATCACGTAACTTAGATTCGAGCTCGCTTAATTTTCCTTTCCCTGAAAACGGATGGTTATACAGATCGCATAGATAATCGGCTAAACCATAACGTAGATAGAGTAAATAGAAGCGATCATAAACTTTACTTAAATCATCGTTATAATCTACCTCGGCTAAGCCAAATTTACCGACTAATCTAAATTGATAGGATTTATCCGGTGTAGGGGATAAAAACAATAGACTACCGCCTTTAGCAGGTTCGATATGATAAGCTCGTGGTTGCGAAGGCGAATAATGTTGGCAGGGTTGTGAAAAAAACGCCTTTCTTCCTTGCGGCTGTAAAGGATAATCCCCATTGCCTTTAATCGTTAAAACATCGACCTTCAGTAAATGATCAATTAAAAATTCATCACACTTTGCTTTGCATTCAAAGGAATGAACACGGGTGTAAGGAATCATCCGAAATTCAGTGCTTTGTAAAGCTAAAAAATCATTCAGATGATCTAAACCCGTGGTCAGTTGATCGCCACTCACTGTTTCCGCTTGTGCCGCGACAATACTGGATAAATTCCAGGCGGTGGTAATGAGTTCTGTGACGGTATAAGCCATGTTATGTTCTATTTGTTAAATAACAGGGAATAAAATACGCATACAGCGATCAGGAACCATTAATGTTCCCCATAGCGCCGAGTAATGAAATCCAAATACGTTTGATCCTGCCACGGTACCGTAGGTGACTCGGATCGCTACACCCGTGTCGCTATCGTATTTACTGACAGAGTCATTAGGTCGTTCAGCAGGTAATGTTGGCATTGCAATATAGAAGGCATCACTACTGATTAATAAGCCAGCTCGATGACTCGGTGCCGTTTGTATTTTCATGCCTTTGACAATATTCGTTGTAATATTCCAGTCAGAATCACTGGGATCAGCGCATAAAATGGGGTCAATATTAATAGTCAGTGGGCCTTTGTCAGGAACCGTTGCATCGCTGGTGACACGGCATTGCAACGGACAATTGGAGGCCCCATGACCTACGTCCGTTAAAAATCTTACGTTGGAAATGCCAGGTACATCTTGGAATTGAATCAAATCGTTTTTCTTAAATGCCACACTGCCTGGTTCGGTATCGCCCGATAGTTGTAGTTGGGTAATTTTCTTTCCGGTTGGATCATCTGTACCTTCAATGGTCAGTACAGTGCCTTTTTCGCCTATAGCGCCTGCTTCATGAATAGGAAACATATTACTACGATAGAATTTTGTATAGTTATATTCACCAATTTCATAACGACGTGCTAGTTTGTCATTACGAATCGGAGCAAACTGATTCATCATGCCGCTACGTGCTTTTAACAAATACAGATCGCTGGCATAGCAACTGAGTGAAGGAGAGGAGGTGCCGACTTCTCGATAAGTAATTAGCATTCTTTCCAGATCGTCAAGGCTTGCGAATGTCGTTTTGCCATCACCAAAAAAACGATAAGTAAAATCAGGAATACGCGAAGCAACATTTTTTTCTACATAAGCGGATAATTCAGCAATCGCCGATTTTCCTATCCTTTCTCGGTTATCATCAAAATGATAAATCATTTCTTCCGCACTCATGGCATAGTCAACCGAGGCGGATTGGTCTGTAATCAAAGAGACATAGCGTTGTTTTAGCGGTTGTGTTTTTGAAACCAGTGAAGGTGAGGTAATAAAGCGAAACGGTAATTCAACTTTAATTTCTGCGCCTTTATTGCCAATGGTCTTTTCAAAATCGATAAATTTCGTGTTGGCTGTTTGGACAAAACAATTTCTATTTTGGAAAAGTGCTAACGCATCTTCTTGTAACGTGGCAACACTTTCTAATACATTGATACTCATGGAGAATCCTTAATAGTCTTAATTCATTAAAACTAATGGGGAACCTTGACGAGTGTGTAAGTAAAGAAATCCTAAAAAATAAAACGGGGGTCTTCTTTTAGCTCACGTACAGTTAAGGGCCCATTAGACATTCGTGTTACAGAAGGGGTTAATGGACTTAAAGGAGGGCGCGTTGACGGGTGCTGACGCTGATTTTGTTTAATCGATTCGGCTATTTTTTTTGTTTCCGCTAAAGCAGCCTTGGGATTTACTTGGTAAAGTTGCCAAAGTGTAATAGCTTTTTGCGGCGTTTTAGCTAATTCGTAAACAACAGCGGCTGTTTCATCGGTTTGATTCGCTAAATCCAATACATGAGGAATAGATGTCCAATTAACGCTATGAATTGTTTCGTTAAAATCGGAGTATTTTTCCTCACCAGATTTTAATTTACCTAAAAATTCCTGAGAAGCTTGCTGGGCTTGTTGTTCGTAACGTGCTTTCGTTTGCCTGGCCTCATTTTCATCTATGATCTTTTGTACTTGCTCTATTGTTAAATTAGATGAAGCAGAAGGTGGTGTTGCCTCAAAGTTAGCTGAAGGAGCCGCTATAGGTGCAATAGATGCTTTTCCTATCTTTATTCCTTGCTCAAGGGCATCCCTTTTTGCTTCCACCACAATACGATTGATGGCGGATTGCGGTAAATGTTTTTCAGCCGTTGCAGGATTTTCCGGTAAATGTTGTCCAGTAGATTCCGATACATGTTCCGTCGTTTGTCCTTCGTTTGATTCCATTAGTTTCCTTCGACTATTGCCCCGTCACGGTAATAACCTTAAATAACGTCTAAGTCCCGACTATTTACACCGGATAGCTCCGTAAAAACCTCTCGTATCGCAAGAGTCTCGATGAACGTTATCGATAATTATTCATATGCTTATTATCTAATTAAACAAGGAAAGCTCCAATACTATATGC